GGAGGCGCTTACAATGATAAACCTATGGCCCTTGGCAATTTTTGCCGGAACTTCGCTAGATTATCAGACGCTGTACGGTCTCGACTGACTGTAGAGAACGACGACAAAGAGTCGCTTTATTCAACCCAAGAGTTGTACGATGGTGTATTCAAAAAGATAGGCATCCCCATCGTGCATGACTACCATCACCACACAATGTGTACCGGTGGCTTGTCTCAGCTGGATGCCGTTGAATTGGCTCTTTCTACATGGGGCGATGTTCGCCCTGTCGTACATTACAGCCAGTCGCGTTCTGTGGAGCATAATGACCCCAAGATTAAGCCGCAAGCACACTCGGACTCTTATTGGACTCCTATTGATACATTCGGCCGACAAATGGATATTATGCTCGAATGTAAGCATAAAGAACTCGGTCTATTCAAGATGCGAGAACTGATGTCGGAAGACTTGCAATTAGCAGCAAAATAAACTTGACAAACTAAACATAACAGGATATCTTGTATATAACGCAACTATGGAGGACATATGACTGATTGGAACAAAATGCTTCAAGACTTTAATAAGTCTAACATAAAAGGTAAGGTAAAGTTGCCCAAGCAATCCACGCAGAAAGGAGAGACCCTTTTGTTCTACTGGCAGAATAAAGGGAAAATTCTTCAAAAAGAAACTATTGAAAAAGTCGTCTGCGAGAGACTTGGTATACCGACAAAAGATATTCAATCCGCTCGACATTTAGCGAAGCAAAATGGGTTCAACATACTACAACAAGGTTCCGTGTACAACGGAGCGGTCTTAGCAAGAGGCACCTATGTCTTTTTGGGTTTCGATAAACTAAATCCATATTATGCTCTCACAAGACGAGATGAGTCTGACCTCGATTGGTCTGAGATTAAGAAAAAATTTGATTACTCTTGTGCTACCTGTGGGTGCAAAGAGGGTCGACCACATAGAAAAACAACGGAACTAACGACTCTCCAGAAAGGGCATATGGATCCATCTAAAACAATGGACAATGATAACATAATACCTCAATGCTCTTATTGCAACCAGCTCTACGGGAACCGCTTTGTATTTGATAAGGTCGGCAATGTAAAGTCAATGACTCTAGAGGGCGTCTTAGGACTACCAGAACAACAGAGAATTAAATTAATACGCAAATTGGAAGAGAGCCTAACACGAGAAACACAATAAGGTAATTTTAAAAAACTTAACATTTCCCCTTGACAAATGTCTAGGGACTTGTTACATTATAAATATAACACAAAGACATTGGAGGACACATGTTACAAATATCAAAAACAACTAATCAACTAAGAAGTGAAATAAGAGGCTTTATTAGCGATAAAATCGGCCCCTTGACAAAAAAAGCCGAGACCAAACAGTGGTTTTTAAGGCAAGAGGCTCTTGAAATTATTTATACCATTAAGCCGCATCTTCGCGGTACAATAACCGAGGATCCAGAATCTAGCCGATATGTAAAAAATGATAATTTATTCCAAACATATCTGTCTGATGTGTGGGAAAAGCAACCAGCAGTTGGTAGTCATCCAAAAAAATATAATTTGGTTAATATTCGTAAATCTTTAGAGAACGCCGTCTCTAAAAACGAAACAGCAGAAGCATTGCGAATGTTAAAAGAAAAATATTCCCAACTTAAAGACGAGAAAGATAATAAAATTTATGTCGCCATTATACAAGGGCACGCACCAACTCCGATTGGAGTCTATCGTAGTAGACGGTTGGCTGAGGTAGATTTAGGCTTTAAGCGCGAAGACACCGTGCCCTTCACGGAAGAAGAATTTGAAGGTTGTGGGCCTAAGGATTTAATCAAATGCTACTGGTCGGACGATGGAATCATTAATCTGTGGGAGACTTCGGTCACAAACGAAATAACAATAAGATAACTAATTTTAAAAAACTTAACATTGCCCCTTGACAAGTGTCTTGGGGTATGTTACATTATAAACAACAACAATCATGGAGGACATATGAAGAAGCACTTACACTTAATGAAAGCAGATCGCACAACTTGGGCCCGGTTTGATAACCGTGTTGGTTCGTACTACACTGGATCGTTAAAAGACGATTCGCAAAATTACGATATAAATTCACACAAAGTGAAGGAGTATCGTAAGCGAAAGCGAAAAACAAAGTCTTGGCAGCGACTGCTAAAGGCTTGGTACGATCCAAAGACCGTATACATACAAGATGTCCTACATCACAGGTATTGCACCGAGTATATTGTGCTCGGCTGGGACGGAATGACCGATATGCCCAAGACAATGGAAAAAATACGGAGAGACTTCAACTATCTGAATAGTTTGTTGGCTCGCCTTGGAGAACCACCGCTGCAGTGGACCGACAAGTTAGACGCATCGAAGGTTCGAACTAAAAGGAACACTGCTCTAACTGACGAGCAGATATTAAAGCACACTTTGCTTAATTTGTAAAAACTTAACATTGCCCCTTGACAAATGTCTTGGGGCATGTTACATTATATACATAACAACAACAATCATGGAGGACAACATGAATAAGATTGACTTTGTTGGGCTACACGCCCATTCTGGGGTTGGATCCCCTTTCGATGGATTTGGATATCCACAAGACCATATGGAATTTGCTCACAATAACGGAAGCAGAGCCCTCGCACTAACAGACCACGGCAATATGAACGGTCTGGCTTACCAAGTACTTCACGCCAAGCGCATGAAGAAAGAAGGTAAAGACTTCAAGCCTATCTTTGGCGTCGAGGCATACTTTATCGAGTCTGTCGCCGACTGGAAGGTCAAACTCGAAGAACACCGAGCAGACAAAGATAAGTCCAAAAATATAGACAACGCTCGCTCCGGTACAACTGTTGAGAACGAAGCGGAGTCTAAGGCTGCTACAAAATCAGAACTAAACCGTAAGAGACACATGGTTCTTCTTGCTATGAACCAGACTGGCTTGAACAATATTTTTAAGTTAGTTTCTGCTTCTTATCACGGTGATAACTTCTATCGCAAGCCTCGTATTGATCTCGACCTATTGAGACAGCATAATGAAGGTATTATTGCCGCTTCTGCTTGTCTTGGTGGTATCTATGCTGGATGTTACTGGGAGAATCGCGAAGAGGGCCCAAAAGCCGTCCAACAATCTATGCGAGACATAACCGTGAAGATGTTAGACATCTTCGGTGATCGTTGGTATGGTGAATTGCAATGGAATGCAATCCCAGAACAACACGAACTAAATCAGTATGTTATCCAAATGCACAAGGAGTTTGGTATTCCATTGATATCAACTTGTGATTCTCACTATCCATCTCCTGACGCTTGGAATGATAGAGAACTATATAAGAAAATAGGTTGGCTCGGAAAGGGTAAACCAGAATGGATGTCTGATGAACTACCTGAGAGTGTGGATGAGATTGGCTATGAATTATATCCAAAGAACGGTGAACAAATGTGGTCCGACTACAAAAGGTATTCTGCGGACTTACCTTCGGACATTCAGTACGATGATGATATTGTTCGTCAATCTATGCTGGAAACGGTCCATATTGCTTTTGAAAGGGTTGAAGACTTTCTCCCAGATAACACTGTGCGTTTGCCTGATTTTGTCGTACCTGCTGGCCATCATCCTGCAGAATACTTGGCTCAACTGTCCTTCGAGGGCCTATTTAAGGTTCTGGAATCGAATTCTATCGAACGAGGGTCGACCCGTTGGGTGGAATTCACAGACAGACTCAAACATGAACTGGAGGTCATCTCAGACAGAGGATTCTCAAAATATTTCTTGACTATGAAGTCAATTGTGGACAAAACAAATGAAGTACAACTCTCAGGACCCGGCCGAGGATCAGCAGCAGGATCGCTGGTCGCTTATGCACTGGGTATTACACAAGTGGATCCAATTAAGTATGGTCTCCTATTCTCTCGTTTCCTCAGAGCGGACGCAACGGATTATCCTGATATTGATTACGATGTGTCTGACCCTATGGTTCTCAAAGAAATACTTATCGATGAATGGGGCTCTAACACTGTAGTTCCGATCTCTAACTTCAACACATTGCAATTGAAGTCTTTGATCAAGGATATCTCAAAGTTCTATGATATCCCGTTCACCGAAGTTAACAAGGTCACCAATACTATGCTTAAGGAAGCAACTCCGCTTGCTAAGAAGAAGCACGGTATTCGTGCTGGTATCTATAGTCCGACCTTTGAAGAGGTCTGTGAGTTCTCCGAGACACTACAAAAGTTTTTCATCCAACATCCAAAGGTGAAGTCTCATGTTGAGGGCTTGATGGGTCAAGTACGCTCAACCTCTCGTCACGCTGGCGGTGTGGTAATCGGAGCAGATCTAGACAAGTATATGCCTTTGATTTCTTCTAAAGGCGTAAGACAGACTCCTTGGTCTGAAGGTCAGAATGTTCGACAACTCGAGCCAATGGGCTTTATTAAGTTTGATATTCTCGGTCTTGCAACCCTTCGAATGATGGAGGAAGCCATCGAACGCATTCTTCAGAATCACCATGGTGTTGAGAATCCATCATTCGAAGATATTAAGAAGTACTACGATGAGAACTTACATCCAGATGTAATTAACTTAGATGATCAAGAAGTATATAAGAACATATTCCAAGCCGGCAAGTGGATGGGTATCTTCCAATTCACGGAGAAGGGTGCACAGAACCTTGCAAAGCGAGCGCAACCGAAGTCTATTATTGATATCTCTGCGATTACTTCTATTTATCGTCCCGGTCCTCTTTCTGCTGGTGTGGACAAATCGTATGTTAATGCTGTTAGAGACCCTCTAAGTATCAAGTACGAAAACGAGATCGTTGAAGAACTCACAAGAGAAACAAGAGGATTCCTTATATTCCAAGAGCAGATCGCTCTCCTTGCAAATCGTTTAGGCAAAGACATCAGTCTTGATGACGCTAATTTACTTCGTAAGTTATTAACCAAGAAAGGTCTCGATGCTTCAAAGCAAGCAAAGAAAGAAGAGATTATGACCAAGTTTGTCGCCGGTTGCATTGAGAAGAGGATATCTCGAGACACAGCAATGGATATGTGGCAGAAGTTCGAATACTTCTCTGGCTATGGTTTCAACAAGTCTCACGCTGTTGCTTACTCGATCATATCGTATCAGACCGCTTGGTTGGCTACATACTACAATGCCGAATGGGCCTGTGCTTTCTTGGACAAGGAACCAGAGTCTCGTAAAGAAGCAGCGATTAATATTGCTAAATCTTGGGGATACACAATCAAGCCGTTGAATATCAACACATCAGGTCGTAAGTGGTCTGTGTTGGGTGACGATACGCTTGTTGCTCCTTTAACAACCATCAAGGGTCTCGGCGATGCTGCCATTGATGAGATCATCGAGAAGCGCCCATTTACATCCGTAGAGCACCTTCTGTTCGATGGTGGAGTGGTAGCAAGGAAACTCAACAAGAAGTCCTTAGACGCCCTTTGTAGAGCCTCTGCGATGGGTGATTTGATGGACGATAGGTTCTTTGGAGACAAACACTTCTGGTCTGCAGTTGTCGTTGATAAGCCGAAGAACAAAAAGAAGTTGACCGAGAACATCGAGAAGTACAAGACCGAGGGAGCATTCTCTACTGCGGAGAAGATTCAGAACACCCAAACGCTTACAGGTATCTATCCGATAAGTATGGTGATTACTGAACGCGCTGAGAAGATCATAGAACAATGGTGCTTGCCGCCTATATCTGAATACGACGCTGACCTTGGTGCTTCTTGGTGTATTCCAACGCGAGTCATAACAAAGAAGTCAAAGAATGGAAAGTGGTTTCACACGATCGATGTGATTGATTCAAACTCTGTATCAACCAAGATTCGTTGCTGGGGCATTGATCCTGATCGGGATGTGATATACTTGAACAAGCCTTATGTCTTGAAGCAACCAAAGTACAATGAAACTTGGGGATTCTCGACATACGGGAGAGTAGACAAAAAGTGGATGTTGATTGCTTGACAATCCATCCACAATATGTTACATTATGTTATATCGGAGGACAAATGAAATTTTATACAAATCATACAAAACTAGATTGCTGCCCAGATGGCCGTGTGTCACTTTATCAAATATCGACAACAAAGAAGCCGGTTTGGTATTATAGGATACTTCGAAGGGGAAGTCCTGCATACGAGACTCGTTCGACAAGAACTGTCGATTTTGCCAGAGCAAAACAGATTGCTGAAGAAAGGTTTTATAAGATTTTAACTAACGAAGAAGATGGTGTTCCCGTTAAATACACACGGCCTGCTGAGAAAATAAACATGAAAAGACCAAGAGGAAAAATCTCAAATAAACAAGGTGTATACACAATAACCAATAAGTACACTGGAACTGTTTATGTTGGTATTTCTAGTAATATCCCTAAACGATGGCAGCAACATCGAGGGGATCTAGTAAGAGATAAACACAAAAACAAACAACTTCAAAGAGACTGGGACAAGTGGGGTGAATGGTCATTCGACTGGGATCTTCAGTTTTACGCGGCCGATACTTCTAGAGAAGCCTTGGAAAAGATCGAGCAACTTAAGATAAAGAAAATAATAAAAGAAGGTCGACTTGTGTACAATACAGATGTAAGACTTTTGATTGAATAATATACCGGAGGACAAATGAACACAATAAGAATCGGTGACTCGAGAGAGTTACTTAAACAACTTGAATCAAAATCGGTCAATGCTATATACTTTGACCCACCTTTCAACTCAAACCGCAATTATCGCCTAACAAGCGACAAGAACAGTTTAGGCTTCGACGATGTCTTCGTCGATGATGATGAATACACATCATTGATCGATCCAATGCTCGAAGAGTGCTCTAGGGTTCTTGCAAAGGACGGGTCGCTGTTTTTTCATATCTCGGCAGACCAAATGCTTATACCGCACATGCTTTGCTCGAGACACTTCAAGAATGTACAACCAATCTTCTGGCAGCGTTCAAGATCAAAAAACAACACGAAGACTAAATTAGGCGCATGCACTGATATCATCTTCTGGTGTTCAAATGTAAAGAAGCCAAAGTTCAATATGGTCTACCAGCCTCTTGACGAGTACTACGCTGAGAACTCATATAAGAATAAAGACTCTCGAGGCAATTATGCCTTTGGTCACATTTGCTATACGAAGACACAAGCACCAGATCCAGAAAAGACACCGGATCGGTATTACACTCTAACACACGACGGGGTTGATTACAAGCCTCAGTATGGCTGGAGATTGTCTCAGGAAGCCCTCCACGATCTGATCTCTGATGATCGTATACATTTTCCTTCTAAGGCCGGCGCAAAGCCATATAAGAAGATCTATAAGCACGAATCAAAGGGTAAACCAGCCACTGACTATTGGGATGATATCCATTCAATTGCCCAAGGTGGTGAAGAACGAGTGTATCCAACTCAAAAGCCTGTCGCCTTGCTTAGAAGGATAATCGAGATGTCGACAGATGAAGGCGATGTAGTTTTGGACCCTGTTGCTGGCTCAGGAACAACAGGGGTTGCCTCTTCGCAACTTGGTAGAAATTATATTTTATTTGATATCTCCGAAGATGCGGTCACAGTTTGCAAGAGACGAATAAAAAATGAAGGTAAAAACTTGACAACAGATTAATAATCAATTATATTATATACATAATCAAGTCAAGGAGGACAACATGGCTTTTAGAACTGACGGATCATCACATATTGATGGAATAAAGAACGAAAAACAACAAATCAAATACTTGCAAGACGGAGCCGCTCACAGTGTAGTGACGGGGCTTTCCAAAAACTTCCAAGTGGTTCCCAAAGGTGGAACACAGTTCAAGGAAGACTTTCAGATAGTCGACGGAGATACGATAGTAAAAGTATCTGCAAAGCGCAAGAAGAAGTTGTCGACAGGATCGTACGATTATGTTAACTCTTCCTCTGTAATGTCTGAGATAACAAGTCTAAGTCATGTCTCCTCCTTTGTGAAGGGGCTAAAGAAAGCAGCCCAATCAAAGAGCACAACTAGAAGCAAATTCAATAAAGAAAGCAATCGAGTATTGCGATCTCTATCAGCTACCGACATATCCAAGATATTGATAAATCATGTAGCAAAGAAGAACAAAGGTATTCAGATGATGATAACCGACTCTACGGCTAGTGCTAATTATTGGTATGAGTTCGAAAAGTCTCAGATGTACAAAGATGTGATCCGACTTCTTGATGATGATTATGAATATAAACCAGAATTGGTATTTGGCCGAGGAAAGACATCAGCAAAAATCATATTCAAAAATGAAGATGGAGATAAAATAGACCATAACCTCAGAGTAAGACTGGTGTTGAACAACGGTGTTGGCGCACTTCTCGGACTTAGCAAGTCGAACAAGACATCTCTGGCCACCATCAAGATCCAGCAAGATCGCTGCGACAAGATGCTGTCGAGATTACAAAAGCAAAACATAGTAACAGTATTTTAGGAGAAACAATGCAGCACTTTTTAAACTGCCACGGTGAATGGAATATGCTATTTGCTGTAGCTTCATCGGTTCCCTTTGTGGGACTATACATTAGATCAAAAATAGGAGGATATAATGAGAATGATACAAATAACTGCTAAAACTGGCGAGGTAATTTTAGTAAACCCTGACCAAATAGCACAGCTCTGGTACTGCTCCAGCGGAAGTAAAGATGTGATTATATCTTTATCCGGAGGCCCGACCATTAGAACGCAATTTACAACAATCGATCATGCTCTCGATTACATACAAAGAGCACCAAGTCATTCACTAGTAGGAGGATAATATGACTAAATTTGAAATATACACGAATAACCCAACTGAGATCGTTGAGGACTACGAAGAAGCATGCTTCAAGACGAAGGAACAACACATGGCGGACTACATCCAGTCCATGAAGGCACTTGAAGATGCAATGGAGCCATACAAGGAACAAAAGCGTGAACTGAAGGCTGACTACATTGATAGCGGCTGGCTAACGAAAGAAGACATCTCTTTGTCTGTTCGTGCTTACCGACTACTTAAGAACGAAGTAGACATCGAGGCTCTACTGGACATCTACGACAATTTGAAAAAGGAGAAACAATGAATTGGATTTTGAAAGGAATGCTGGCCGCTTTATGGCAGGTAGTTGGTTTCATACTACTGCTTGTCCTATTCGCAGCCGGTATGTGGAGTTTTGCTTATCTAGGGCTTGACCCCGGATATGGAATCATCTCATTTTACATCGGCACCATCATAGTCGTTAACTTATACTTCTCTTACATAAGTAATCGAAGTTCACTAAACTCGGAAAAACAATGAACAGAGCGCAACGAAGAGCAAAAGCAAAGCAGGATAAGAAAGGTAACAAGCAGTCCAAGACACTCGAGAATAAGGTTGGTATGTTTGACCTACTTCCTGATGCTTGCTCTTCTTGCGACGCACCCTACGACAAAAGAGACCGTAAAATGGTAATGTCGTGGAATGTTGTCGTGAGAGAGAAAGAAAAAATTGTAAGATTATATTGCCCGACATGCTGGAATACAGCGAAGCAAGTAATTAGTAAGAACAGAGGATCTTGATATGCCGAACAAATACGCAAAGGACACTAAGAAATTTACATTCTATGCAAAAGATTCATTACATGCGGAGTTCAAAATCAGAATGAAACACCACAGTATGACTCAATCTGAATTTCTTCGTGCCTGCGTTGAAGCAGCGGTCAACAAAGACCCGATGATGGATTTGTTTATCCAGCATTACAAAGAAGAAAACAACAAACAATCAAAAGCACAAAGAAAGAAGATGTCGAAAGAGATCGAACAGTCTGAGGACATATTGAATGACTTCGGATTAGGTGATGGAGACATCGATAACATCTTTGATATTATAGCTGAAGAACACCCAGAAATTTAATATTTTGGGTATTTTTCTGTTTAAACAGTCTATTTAGTTTTGAAATAAAGTCTTAAGGAGAGAATTACCATGGCTAAAAAATTATTGAGCGAAGCACAGATGCGTAGATTCGCTAAACTCGCAAACCTTCCAGCAGTTAACGAAATGTACCACAAGCGTGACGAAGAAGAAATGAAAGAAGGTATGCACGAAGACGAAGAAGTTAAGCAAGAAGGCATGCACGAAGATGAAGAAATGAAAGAAGGCATGCATGAAAAAGAAGAAGAAATGAAAGAAGCCATGCACGAAGACGAACCAGAAGCGCCTGCTGAAATGCCTGAAATGGAACCAGAGATGGACATGGACGGTGGAGACGAAATGGAATTGACTGATGAAGAAGCACAAGCTATCATCGATCTTGCCGACAAACTGCGTGCTGCTATGGATGACGCTCCTGCTGAAGAACCTGCAATGGACGCTGAAGAGCCAGAAATGCCTGAGATGGGTGATGATATGGACAAAGAAGACGACGAACTAATGGAAGCTCTGTCTGGAATCGAATACATCCCTGAACAAAAAGACATCGTTGAAGAAGTTGCTCGTCGAGTGGCCAAGCGTCTTTTGAAAGCAAAGAAAGCAAATGAAGCATTACAAGAAGCGCTTTCATCAAAAAAATAATTTGACTAAGATTTAAAAGTGTGCTACAATAGAAGGAGAGGGTCAACCTCTCCTTTTTTATTTATCGGAGGAAAAATGATAGAAAATATAAGTTGGTTCATTATTGGAATGGTTGTCTCTCAACTATTTAAATATGTTATGAGTTTAGGGTGGTCAATTATTATTTTAAATCAAACTCAGAGAAGTTGCGCAGCCCTCTTTCTTTTAAGCGATCAAGGCTTACGCCAAATACTAGAGCTTAAGTACATTGAAATGAAAGACGCCAACAGGTCCGAACAAAATATAGTTGCCCAAAGACATATAGATCAAATGAATTTAGATAGCGTCAGATTGACTATCATGAGAAATTATGTAAATTCGTTCCCGCAATCATATAGACACATAATGCAGTTCTCTACTTGGAAAGAAATGGAGAGTTTCATAATTAAAGAAAATAACAAAGGAGTGATGGAATGAATAGAATAAGCAAAAAAGACAAAAAAAGTAAAGAGCCGGAAGCAACAGCACCGGTAGAAACACAGGAAGAAGCACACATAGACCCAATGGCTGCTTTGCTAGATCAATTAGGTGGCGGAGGATCAGAGCAGAACCCAGAATCCAGAAGCATAATGTTTGTTGGTGATGTAACAGAAGAGAGAGCTGCTGATTTGATATCCGCACTACTTGTACTGTCCCAGTCTAAGAGAAAAGACCAAGAGAGAGCTGACGACATTAAGTTGTACATATCGACATACGGTGGATCCGCAGATGAAATGCTTGGTATCTACGATGTTATGGAATACTGCAAGCAGTTTTGCGACATTGAAACAATCGGCCTTGGGAAGGTTATGTCCGCTGGCACTCTTTTGCTAGCAGCAGGAACTAAAGGTAAGAGAAAATTAAGCAAGCATTGCAGAGTGATGATTCACTCAGTCAACGGTGGCTCTGTTGGAGAACTCCACAGTCTCGAAAACGAAATGGAGCAAATCAAGAATCTTCAAGATATGTACATACAGTGCTTATCTGATGAAACAAAAATGACGAAAAGACAGATCCAAAGACTAATTAATAGAAAGGTTAATGTTTACCTTTCATCAAATGAAGCAATAGAAAAAGGTCTTGCCGACGAGGTTTTATAGTGAGCATTGAAGATAAAATATTTTACAACGAAGGCTCCGCAGCCAAGTTGGGATGGACGCCGGACTGGTTCGGGTGTTCCAAGCATGGTGAAAAACTAGTCTCTGCAATTGAGAAGTTCCAAAAAGAATGTAAGGTCACTGCCGATGGACTGTGTGGTCCATCGACATACCGAAGAATATATAACGAACGCATTGCAAGTCTTGAAGACCATGCTCCAAGAGGACACAAGAACAATACGGAGTCTTTCATTATATACAACTCGGACTACATCCCGATTGATTGGCCAAAGGTAAAGTTGTTCTTTGAAGGAGACGGACTTAGGTTACGCAAAGGCTTCAAGAAAATGAAGCACAAACGCGACCCAAAGTTTTTCGTATGCCATTGGGATGTCTGCTTGTCCTCGGAGATATGCCATCGAGTACTTCAGCAAAGAGGTATCTCGGTTCACTTCGCCATCGACAACGATGGTACCATCTATCAATTTATGGACATGAATGATGTTGCATATCACGCCGGCGGAAAGACATGGAATGATCGCTCCGTTGGTGTTGAGATTGCGAATGCATTCTACCCAAAGTACCAATCGTGGTATGAAAAAAGAGACTTCGGCTCGAGACCCGTTGTTACCGACGCAACAGTGCATGGTAACACCGTGGAAAAACACTTGGGTTTCTATCCGGTGCAACTAGAGGCCCTAAAGGCTCTTATGAAAGCCGTTCATAAATGCACGGGAATACCCCTTCAAGCACCTCTAGATCGTTCTGGGGGTACTAACACCAAAGTGAGCAAGAAATGCGCTGAAGGGCGTTTTGAAGGCTTTATAAGCCATTACCACTTGACCAAGCGAAAGATTGACTGTGCTGGTTTAGATATTAAGAAATTGTTAGAGGAATTGTAATGAGTAAAGAATTGGATAAGTTGATTGAGCAGATGTTGAATGAGCGACTACCCTATGATCTCAAAGGCAAAAAGCCATCAGATATAAAGAGAGACTTGGGCACCAAACTTGGAATAGCAAAAATTAAAAGTCTGGCCAGTAAAGCCTCTAAGAACGATGAGCTGGAGATAGATGATTTTGAAAAGGCCTACGATCGAGTCAAGAACAATGCTGATGTGGAAAACGCTGAGGCGTTCCGGACTGCTTCGACAAACCCAGAAGTTAAAGCAGATGCAGAAGCGGCATATAAAGGAAGTAAGCGTGAAAAAGCCGTCAATGCCAAAGCCCAAAAGGATGCTATAAAACAACAAGCCACACAAGCCTCATATAACGCTGTGATTAAAGCCGCTGTTGCAAAAATTAAGACCAAATCGACTCTCGATGCAAGATACGCCGAGTATGTTGATCAATACAATCAGTTCGGAAGCCCCAAAAGAAAGAAGGGCGCTGATACTTTCGACAAGGCGTTCAGCTTAAACGATAAATTAAATCTCGCATCGATGGAACAAGCAGGCAAGATAGCGATTAAAGGTAATCCTGCGGT